AGAACTTTTTGATAGAGCTGTTGCTGGGGACTTCGGTGCTGTTGCTGATTACACACCTCATGTTCCTATAAATCCTGATGGTGATTAAATGAGACATTGCTGGCAACTTTGGTCTGGCATTCTTAGCAATGACACCTGTGATCAAATAGTAGAGAGTCAGATAAAAACAGAACCAATCGAAGCTCAAATGTTTAATTCGGATGATCCCGATTATCGTAGAAGCAAGATTAGGTGGGTTACTGACACTTCAATCAAAAATGTTTTATGGCACTATGCCAAAGAAGCTAACAGAAACGCTTTTGGTTTTGATGTTACAGACATGAGTGCTGTTCAATTTACAGAGTATAGAGCAGAGGATACAGGCACATATAACTGGCATCATGACGTGGATTGGCAAAGCGGTGCCGCTTTCGACAGAAAAATAAGTGTTGTAGTTCAACTATCTGATCCAGATGTTTATGAAGGGTGTGATTTTCGCTTTGCTAATGTTCCTAATCCCTACATCAATCAACTAAGGGCAAAAGGAACAGTTCTTTGTTTCCCAAGTTATTTAGAGCATCAAGTCACAGAAATAACTAAAGGTACTAGGCACAGCTTAGTTGCATGGTTTGAAGGACCAAGATGGCGATGAGCAAACCAACAGTTCAATCAGTTCAAGGTCAGATAGACACACATGAAGCAGTATGTGCTGAACGCTGGCGTGAAACTATTCTGCGTATAAAACGCATTGAAGCAATCATGATTGGCACTGCTGGTACGACAATCATTTTACTTGCTGGCATCTTGGCTAATGGAACCTATTAGTACAGCCCTTGCTGGCATTGCTTTAGTCAAAGGTGCTACCGATGCTATCAAATCGTGCATCAATACCTGTAATGACATTTCAGAAATCGCTGGTTATATCGACAACCTCTTTGAAGGCCAAGCACAGGTAAACAAAGAGCGTAATAAAAAGTCTGGCGTTGGTGCTATGGATGGCATTGGCGGCGTGGCTTCTGAGATGATTGATGCCAAGCTGGCATCTGAAAAGCTATACGAAGTATCGATGCTAGTTGATTTGCGGTTTGGGTCAGGCACATGGCGTTCAATCGTTGAAGAACGTGCTAGGCGCATACAGGCACAGAAAGAGCGTGCCAAACAACAAGCTTTAGAACAAGCGGCACAACGCAAAGAAATCTTCGATGGTCTTAGCATGTTGTTCTATTTAGTGATGGGCGTTTTGGTTGTGGGTTTGATTGCGCTTGTAGCTTTCAAAGCCAGTGCATCAATTCCTAAGATGACCACCTGTCGATTGGCACATACCGAAGTAATCAGCAAAAAAGAAATCCTTTGTTTTTATCAAGGCGCAAACAACACACAAGAGTCGCATACAACTGAGCTTCATGTTGGATGTGCAAGATCGTATCAGTGTGAATATAACCCTAGACCTTCCGGCTACTCGCTAAAGGGTACGTTAGATAGCATAAAGGATGCATTAAAATGATACCTGTAATTATGAAACTGCTTGGTAGTGGTGATGTTGTTGAGAAAGGCATGAAGCTTATCGACTCAATGCACACAAGCACTGAGGAAGAAGTTGCGGCAGTTAGTAAAGCCAAGACTGATTTGTTGTCTGCATATGCGCCATTCAAACTGGCACAACGTTATCTTGCGTTGATGTTTGCGTTCACATTTTTGCTTTGCTTTGCCATCACGTTAGGCATGACGCTTGCTGGCAAAGGCGACATTGAGGGTGTGAAGGCAATCCTGGGGGACTTCTGGATAGGTGAGATAATGCTGTTAATTGTTGGTTTTTATTTTGGTGGTGGTTTGGCTGAGAGCGTGAAAAAGAAGTAAGGAGAAAGTCATGAGTCTATATAAAAATATTAATGCTAGAAAAAAAGCTGGTACATCTCGGCCTAAATCTAAGTCAACGATAACACCTAAAGCTTATAAGAATATGAAGGCTGGGTTCCCCAAGAAAAAGAAATGAACATAGATACGTTGCGGCAAGAAATTGCTGATGATGAAGGCTGTGTATACTCTGTGTATTTAGATCACTTAGGTCTGGAAACGTGTGGTGTGGGTCATTTAATTCTTGAAGGTGAGCCTGAGCATGGTCAGCCTGTAGGTACGGATGTATCTGAGGAACGTGTGCGTCAGTTATTTGCGCTGGACATTGCTGTAACCATAGAAGATTGCAAAATACTCTACCCGACATGGGATAGCATGAGTGATGAACTACATCACATTTTATGCAATCTCATGTTTAATATGGGTAGACCACGCATGTCTAAGTTTAAGAAATTTATCGCAGCAATCGCAGCCGAAAATTATGAGACTGCTGGGGCTGAGTTAAAAGATAGCAGGTACTATAGGCAGGTAACTAATAGGGCAGATCGTTTGATCGAGCGTCTTGAGTTGTTAGCTGTACCATTCTAGGTCTGTTAAGTTATGCCGCACGCATGATGTTTGATTTTTTTACATTGTCATATGCAAGCATAGGCTTAAGGTTTTGATGTATGTTTAAGCCACAAGCAATATGCTCACCATTTTTATTGACTGCATAAAGCGGTATCTCATGGTCTAAGTGGTATTTTATAAACCCAGCTTCTTTATTCATGCGCCAAATCATAACGTGCAATGAGTCGATTTCTTTTTTATTTGCCCATGAAGGTGTAGCTTGTTTAATTCTACGCTCACGGCGTTTTCTTGCGTCATACTCAGCGGCGTTAATTCTTATTGGCTTTAAGCGCGTACCTTCAAAATAAAATTGAGTGTTCATAGATAAGGAGTTTTGCATTCTTATCATTCTTGCACCAGCTTGGGCTATTGTTTCGCCTCTAGCCTCGCATATTTTTGTTATCTGTTTATGGTAATCATCATCTACATACATCTTTACTTTATGTATCGTTTTGTAAATTTGTTTGTGCTTGGTTCTTACGAACAACAAATCGCATGGTGTTGTATAAACACTTCCATAGCTACCGCCGTAATCTTTCTTTGCTAACAGCTTATAAAATATATCAGGCTCGTCTCTGCCTATTTTAGTTGCTTCTGTAAGAGTGCCTCGTCTTGGTACATAAGGCATTGTTTTACTTATTTTGGATTCCTCCATGTGACTTGTATTATAATCAACATAATACTCGTCACTCACAATTACATACTGTTCTGGCAAATCTTTAATGTCAGATGATTTCTTAAAGGCGTCTACAATATCTTCATGCCCTTCTATGTTGGCGGCTAAAATCCATTTCATATTTACACCTCAGATCAAAATAAAGGCACTATCATACGTGCGCCTTTGCTCACCTCAACGTGAGAGCCAATTATTATCCAATGAAATCAATGTGTTTGCTAACCAATGTCTTCAGCTTTTTGCTCTATCTCATAGGTAATAGCCGCATATCCAGCTATATCTTTGTAGTTATCTTTATGCATTTCGTACTTTTGCATACGAGCAATCTTTAACAGCATCATCATTATGCCTACATCTTGCTCAGTAAATTGATGCCCAAGATACGCTGTCCAAAGTCGAGCAGTTTTTTCGAAAGATTCTTCTGGTGAGCCATAAGAGTTTTCTCTCTCGCGCACAGCAGTAGCCGCTTCTTCTAATAAGATGTTTCTATATAGCTTGGGTGTCATCTGTATCGATCTCTATATGAAGGGACTTTGGGTAATAGACACCATGACTTTCATCTACGATAACATTGTCTGCAAATGCATCATTAGCCATACCTTCGTTAGCTTTCTCCCAAGCCTTTCTATTCTTTTCTGCTTGGTTTGCTGACGTACTAGCACCGCCTCTTATTGGCTTGTAATCTGCGACTACTCTTGTATAGCTTCTTCCCATTTTGTGTCCTCTGTGTGTTCGCTATGTGTCCAAATGCGTTAATGCAGGATTAAAAAATATTAAAAAAAGTTAAGAAAATGCATAAATGCAGGTTGCTACTAAAATAGAAACCAGTGCTAACTCTTTGATAATAGTGTGAAAGATGGTGCTACCAGTGAGATTCGAACTCACGACCTCACCCTTACCAAGGGAAAGTACGTTGTCGATAAGTATCTGTTTACGTTTGCGTTTTATCATTTTAGTTTATTTAGTGTGTCCTTCATGTGTTCATCAGCTACATCTGCGTATTTCATAACCATGCGTTCAGTAGCCCAACCACCTAGTTTCATTAGAGTTTTTATATTAGAGCCATTCATCATCATGTGACTAGCCCAATGATGTCGCCAGTCATGGATAGTAAAGTCATGTATTCCTGCTTTTTTGCAGGCTCTTGTATGTATCCCTTTGAGGCTATCGCCATTCGCATACGGCTTGCCGAACCTGTTTGTGAATTGATATTCGCTTTCTGTTTTTGGCATAGCCATTAAGGACGAAATGGTTTTGTTGTGCAGTTGTACAACCTGCCGTTTCCCATTCGGGTGTCTTTTGCTTTTACGCCAGATCGTAACTGTTTCCGTGTCATAATTAATATGGCTTTTCTTAATGTTCAAAGTTTCTTGTCGTCTGAAACCTTGGTAAGCGAGTGTAATAAAATATGGTCTAATGAATGGTGCATAGGCGTTTAATAATTTGTGTTGCTCTTTGATCGTAAGGAATCTCATGCGATCATCTTCTTCTAATTCTTTGTCTATTGCATCAGCTACATATGGCGCAGAAGCATGGGTTGCTATAGATACAAGGCTAGTTCTGACACGATTGATACTGCTTCCAATACAACCTTTTAGCCTTAACCTTACAAATTTATCCCAAGCTTCTGCATTGATTGCCGACACTGGCAATGTTTTGAAATATGTTTTGAGAAGTTCTGCATTTCTTTTATCAGTCTTTCCATTTATTTTTTTTAACCAGCTATCAGCCGCTTCGTTAAAGGGGGTGAGATTTATCCCACCCCTCATTTCATTTAGTGTGCGCTGTTCAAGAGCGCGGCAGACTTCTTCGGCCTCCCTCTTGGCCTTCCTTTCGGTTGACCTGCGGATTTTTTTGACTTCACCTGCGTAAGAGACTGTTCCTCTAACGTGCCAAATGTTGCCTCTTTTGTAGAGAGAAAGCATGTTGTCATTGATTCCACTAATAACTGCACTTGTGCATCATTCATAGTATGGGAATGACCTATACGCAAGAACTCAAGTTTGTGCTTACGTATATGTCGTTTCAATGTTTCAACATCGATGCCGTATGTTCTGGCTAATGTATCAAAATGGTATGCGGTCATCTGTCATTGCTTTCTGATCTATTGGTGCAGGTGTATTGTTGTTGCTGGCCTGTTGTGGCTGACCTTTAGATGACTGCTTTGCACTGCGATTAAGAGCAAGATATTTTACTGTCTCGCCATTCTTCTCAAATGTTTTTGTCCAACCTGCAAGACGCATGTTGCCATCCATCGGACCCGAATAGTTTGGCTGGTTGTTATCGTCTGTTGCATTCTCGTTGAAGTACATAGAGCCAATGCGTTGCGCTACTATGAAGATGTCATTGCCTTCTCGATCAGTACCATTGATTAAGAACACGCCTTTCTTATCGCCATCAACATCAAGCTTGCCTGACATTAATAGCTTCTGGTCTGCAAAGGGTGTGTAAACGGCACCTTTATTTGTGTCATCATAATCTGACATAGTATTTATCCTTCCTCTTGGACGAATTCTTCGCCACGGTAGATGTGAATGCCAAACCCATGATAGGCTAGGCACTTAGTTAAGCACCGTTGTAGTGCTGTATTTACTTGAAAACTTGTTGGGGCTGTAACTGCCTTGTTACCTTGCGCTAAAACCATATAGGTTTCTGTTACGTCTATACCTTCTATGGTCACAGTGCATTGCACATAGGCATAACCAAACTGATCCATCATATAAGGCAGTTGTCTAATGCCGTTCTCTGGATGATTGTATTCAAAGGTATGCTTTTGGAATGACGTATCTGGACAGGCTTTCTTTACAGTAGCCCATGCGTCAGCCCATGCTAGATAGGTATGCTTGCCCATCTTTTCTTTTTTTAGATTAGATGTATCTATCTTAGACAGGCGTTCAAACACACTGACTGCCTGACCTTCTTTTAGTTTTGTAACCTCTGCCATTTTATGCGGCTCCTTTGTTAATGTTGATGCGACAAGCACCACGCTTGTCACGACGAATTGACAACTCGTCACAGAAAACTTCACGCTCGTTATCGTTAATCATTGAGCGCAGTTCTTTTTTGAGAGACTCATTTTTCTTAGCTGTCTCTAATGTCTGGATGTATTCTTGTGCTGTATCGACAAAGTAATTTTCTTTGCTTGCGTCTCTAGCAATCAGGCCATCTATTTCGACATGGTTCCAATCAACTTTTGTAGCAGTCTTATCTTTGGGCGGCGGTGTATCTGTACGGACGTACTCCCAAAACTCTGCAATCATTGCTTTGTACTTAGTCATTAGAATATCGTCACGCTTGACCAGGCAAGTATCCCATTGGTTGCCAAATATCACAGACATATGCATACGACTACGATTAGACACCCACATATAAAACTGTACCTGCCCCATATAGGCATCAAGAATGTCACGCATTTCTTTGCGGCTATTTGTATGCTTACACTCGATGCCATCACCATTGTCTAAGATACCGTCAAGCTGACCTTTACATGGAATGCCTTGCCAGTTCATTTCATACTCAGCCTGTAGCTGTTCGATGATATGACCTGACTTCTTTTCAAACCATTGCAGGTTAAACATTTCTGTTTGTGTACCAAGCTGTACTTGGAATAAATCAGATAGATCATCTGACTCTTTGCGGCCTGTTTTTATTTCCCATAGGTCGTGCCAGTCGCCACGCTGTAGCGTGTACAAATCAGACCCACCGATAAAACCTTTTCTATTCATAACAATCTCCTTGGTAAGTAGGGGGTGTGCGTTATTGGCAGAACGAAACACACCCCCAATACAGGTGCGGACTGGAGCAAACGCATCCTGTATTATTCAAGCATTCTAGCATCACGCTCTTTAATTGCAATGCATTTATGCAGTTCATCACGCAATAATCTACGCGGTCTATATCTAAATTCTATATGCTGATAAAACTCTGCAAAGCTTGGGTAAAACTTGCATGTCTTTTTTATTTCTTCAAACGCATGCACTACAATATCAGCAGGGTATTTGACCAGCTCATCTGCTAGCGCCTTGCCTCTCAAAGCAAGCATATCTGGATCAAAGTTATTAGCTAATGTAATGACATTGCACATAACCGCTATGCGCTGTTGTATCTCCTTATGAGGAAGCGACACCAATGCTTTATTAACGTAGCTTAGAGCCTTGTACAGGTCGCTTAACTCCTCATTACCTATCTTGTAACCTAATAAAGTAAAGTCCTGTGTATGGCGCGCCTCAAGAGACTTGATTAAGGTACTTACGGAAGCGTACAGATTGGTTGTTGCTTGGATTGGATTGTTTATTTCCATTAGCCTTGCCAGTCCTGCTTGCTGTTGCGAACTTGACAGCGTTTCGACACCAGTTTCTATAACCTGCATCGAAGTTGATGAGCTTTCTACCTTTGGCGTGGGAATGGTCGATGTACTTAGCTGTTTCAAAGTCATGGTTTACTATCCCTTCTGCGTTTAGATCTTGGCTAAGATTGATTTCGTTTTTAAGCTTGTCACTTGGCAACCAATCTAAAGGTACAAGCGTTGCCCTACCTTTAGGTGCTTCATGGTTGGTTAAAGATGGTAGCTTACAGTCTCCCTGTGAGACAGGGGGGCTGTCTCCCTGTGAGACAGGGTTGTCTCTGAGTGAGACAATGTGATAGGTCGTGCTAGCATATGGCGTTTGCTTGCGAGATATGTATCCTGCTTGCTCAAGTAAGTTTAATTTTCTAGCAACACTAGCTTTTGACATGCAGGTTTTGCGAGCAAGGGTGTTAAGACTAGGCCAGCATATACCATCCTCATTGGCATGGTCGCATATGTTTACCAACAACCATTTGGTGAGCGCATCGAGGCTGGATATTTTCATAGCTTCTGCCATGTGACTAAACATTTATTTCTTCCTGCATCATGTTACGAAGCATCTTCTTAGTAACGTTAGCCCATGTATCTGTGTCACTTTCGCAATCAACAATATGCTCAATGATTGCTTGCTTGAAGCAATTCAAATCATCAGCATCCCAATCATCAACGCCAGAATTTCTCTCAACAATCATTTCATGCAGTTTTCTGCTGGCTAAAACTATAACCATTTCATCATTAAGAAATTTATGCCTGTCATTGGGCGGCTCATCATCTGATGAAAATAGATTGATAACGTTACTCATGTCGCCACCATTACGCGTTGACCTCTGCCGCTATGACCTTTTCTTATGTCGCCAGAATAAGTGATGAGTCCTTTATTTCTGAGTGATGCAAATCTAGCAGTCACAGATGAATAGGTATCAATGCCATGGTGTTTACTGCAATACATACGAACTTCATCCGAAATGCAGCCATCTAATTTTTTAATGGCTTCTAAAACAATCATCTCTAATCTACTTACATCAATGCTTTCAGCCGCATCGATGCTAGTGATTGGTGCGTTTGGTCTGTATAAATCGTTCATGTTCTACTCCTTTAATGTACTGCATTAGTGCTACAGTATTGCACAATACTTGACAGATTACCAAGCATAAATGCATGATACTGGTGACACGATTGACCTATAATTGGTGGCTAGCTACTGCTTGGCTAGCCATCCAATTATGGCTTTGGCTATGGGATTGCTGGCTTCGATGCACACAAAGTTTGGTCCCGACTTCTGCTTCAAAAGATAGATGTCAGCTGGTTGTTCTTTATGTGTCTTGGTTAGGAAACTAAAACCTCTGCCAGTAGCTTGATATTTAGACTCTGCTATTAAGGCTTTTGTTTTGGTTTGGATGCGGATGTCTCCGCTAAATTCGCCACCCAGTTGTCCTGAGAGCGGTTGCCTTTTCGCTTTCGCGCCGCACGAAATGATCCATTCGACCCACCATTTTTCGTGGTAGTTTCCTTTATTGCGCTGAGATGTTGCCATCTTTGTTCCTCATGGCAGGTGATGCAAACAATTACGCCGTGTGTATAGATTACAAACCATGGCGTTACATCACTACAAGCTTGGCAAGTTTGTGCTTTGCCTATCTTGTCTCGTTGTGATTTTAATTTCCGCGCCAAGTGCGTCCATCCAACATATTAAAAGAAAATTAGATGGGACTCTTTTATATTGTTCCCACTTGTGTACTAAAGATGAGGCGCATCCGATCCTGTCAGCTAATGCTTCTTGAGATATGCCAATCTCATGACGGATCTGTATCAAACTATTAACTACAGTCTGCCAGCTATTGGATATTTGTTGCGGTTCTTTGTAATGCGTAAACTCTGATGGCATTATAAACCTTTTCAGCCGTAGCAAGGTGCAAATCAGTCCGAGTTTTTGCACGATAAAATGTGCTTGTCGGAATACCAGCATCCTTAAACGCTTGTAATAGTTCGATACCTGCATCGTTTGCGGCATCACTTAATTGATCGAGATAGCTTTTCATAAGCAAAAGATAGTGCATTAATGCATGATTGTGCAATAGTTTTTATTGTGATTTAATGCATTCCATTCTGATGCGGTTGATCTTCCGTGATGTTATTATGCATCACTTGTTGCCTCTTTGTAACGGAGAAACCAAAGATGGAAGATTACGAAACCAAGGCCATCCGTGTATGGATGCGCCAAGTAATGGATAGTAGGAGTTGGTCTGCAAATCGTTGGGCAACGTTAGCTGGGACAAGCCCCACAAATATAACACGCTTTCTGAATGGTGCTAAGTTTACACCATCATCAAAAACTCTAGCTAAACTTGTGTATGTAGCTGGTTCATCACCACAGTTGAGCCGCGCTATGGAAATTAATGAGTCTAAGTCTAGAGTTGTTCCTGTTTATAGAACATCTGTGGATGGAATTATAAGTGCAGGTGCTATGAGTGTGTACAATCTTGATGGTGATATTGCCGCATATATATCAGACTTTGAATGTTCCACTGCTGTCATTTCAGTTGGCGATACAATAGTAATTCGTAAAGATTCTAAGATGAGTCCGGGCGATTACATTTTGTTTGTGCGCAATAATAGAATGATGGCTTCAACAAAACTGGATAACAACAGCATGATAATTAACAGCCAGCCACCAGAAATGTTGAAGATAAAAGATGTTAAAGTTTTAGGACAGATCGTGCAGGTAATTAAGCATTACGATAAACGCCAAACTGAATAGCCAGCATGATCCTCAGGATCATTATTTTTTCTGATCGTGTAACCTATATTTCTATAGCGCATTGCATCTCTTACACGCTCTGCGCTTTTTCTATCAGCAACAACAACACGTTCACCTACTTCCAAACGCATAGCTATTTGTGCCGCTTGCGATCTGTATTGTGGTATTGGTTTGGTGCAACGGTATTCAATTACATCTACTGGTTTACCTGCTGGCATCTAAATATCTCCTCTAACAAA